GTTGCTCCCGTCAGACCAGTAGGGCCGGTCGTTCCCGTAGCCCCCTTAGGTCCTGCCTGTCCGTCCTCACCGTCACTGCCATCAAGTCCGGGCATACCGGTAGCCCCGACAGGTCCGGTAACTCCGGTGACCCCAACAGGGCCAGTAGCGCCGACGGGTCCAGTGGCACCAGTCAATCCCGTAGGCCCGGTGTCTCCAGTCGCTCCTACGGGACCCGTGGCACCCACAGGTCCAGTTGCTCCAGTGTCACCAGTGGCACCTACAGGTCCAGTTGCTCCGACAGGCCCCGTAGCACCCGTGAGGCCCGTCGGGCCCGTTACCCCGGTGGGTCCTGCCGGACCTCGCTCGCCGTCGGTGCCGTCCTCTCCATCGAGCCCGGGCATGCCGGTAGGTCCTGTGACTCCAGTGACTCCGGTAACCCCGATAGGACCCGTTGCACCGACAGGTCCGGTGACTCCGGTGTCTCCAGTAGCACCAACAGGGCCCGTTGCTCCGACGGGCCCGGTGGCACCAACAGGTCCGGTCGCTCCAGTAAGCCCGGTCGGGCCGGTGACTCCGGTTGGTCCGGCTGGTCCTCGCTCTCCATCGATCCCATCACTGCCGTCGATCCCAGGCATGCCGGTAACACCGACAGGTCCGGTGACTCCAGTAACCCCAACAGGCCCTGTGACTCCGACGGGACCGGTTGCTCCCGTGTCTCCTGTTGCACCTACGGGACCTGTTGCTCCGACAGGTCCGGTAACACCAACAGGTCCAGTCGCGCCAGTGTCTCCCGTTGCACCTACGGGACCTGTTGCTCCTACAGGGCCGGTAGCGCCCGTGAGCCCGGTGGCACCGCTCGCTCCAGTAGGTCCTTGCGGACCAAGGTCACCTGGGTCTCCGTCACTTCCGTCGAGCCCGGGCATGCCGGTAGGTCCGGCTACGCCTGTGACGCCGATCGGTCCGGTGGATCCGACAGGACCGGTTGCTCCGGTGTCTCCAGTCGCTCCTACAGGACCGGTTGCTCCGGTGTCTCCAGTCGCTCCGACAGGTCCCGTGGCACCCACGGGTCCAGTAGCACCGACAGGTCCTGTTGCACCAGCGAGTCCGGTAGGTCCCGTGAGTCCAGTAGCACCAACAGGGCCAGCGACTCCGTCCTCGCCGTCACTGCCGTCGAGTCCGGGCATGCCAGTAGCGCCAGATGCTCCGGATGGTCCGGTGACTCCTGCCGGACCCGTGGCACCCGTGTCGCCCGTAGCCCCGACAGGTCCGGTCGCTCCAGCCGGTCCGGTTGCCCCGTCGGGACCCGTTGCTCCGACCGGACCAGTCGCTCCCGCAGGACCGCTGGCACCTACAGGTCCGGTAGCACCGGCCGTACCGGGAGCGCCATCCTCGCCGTCGGATCCATCGAGCCCTGGAGTTCCGGACGCTCCAGAAGGCCCGGTTACTCCAACAGGCCCGGTAGGTCCTGTGTCTCCTGTCGCCCCAGCAGGTCCGGTTGCTCCGGTGTCTCCGGTAGCACCAGCCGGTCCGGTTGCTCCAGCAGGCCCCGTGGCTCCGGCGACTCCCGTCGGTCCAGTTGGCCCGGTGGGTCCTGCGGTAGCGGATCCCGTCTCGACCCAGTAGCCGTCGTAGTAGACGAACGTCCGCGCGTCGGTGGACCGCCACCACACCAGCCCCTCGTAGGGAGAGGGCGGGGCTGTGTCCGAGACGATGTAATCCCCATCCGCCCCGGTAGGCCCGGGTGGTCCAACGTCTCCAACGTCTCCGTCCGCTCCGTCAAGTCCCTGTGCTCCAGTAGGCCCAGTTGGACCGGTCGGCCCGGTGGCTCCTACGGCTCCAGCAACACCGGTATCCCCTGCCGCACCAACGGGCACCCAGTAGGTGGTCGCCGGTCCGTTGACGGAGTAGTCAAGAAAGCCGCTGAAAGAGTTCTCCAGGCTGGCCCCGTAGAGAAGGGTTCCAAAGGCGGCGGTGTACGGGCTCGCTGTGCCGGACCCGGTGCCATAGACGGCCTGCCCTGAGGTCTCAACGATGGTGTAGTACTGACCGCTGTAGCAGTAGACGGGACGGTTCAAGACGTAGGTGGTGTATCCGTTGGTTCCCGAGTAGGAGTCGGCAACGGCGTAGCCTAGCCAGTCGATGTCGTCAATGACGACTGGCCCGGAGACGATGTGATTGGTGATGCCGATGATTGTTCCGGGAGGGATGTTTCCGTTCTTCGTGCGAAGAGTGATCGACCGGACAACGATAACTCCGGGGTTGGCGTAGACACCGAAACTAGAAGCGCCCGGTGTTGGGTCGCCATACAGGTAAGCGAGGTACTCGTTAGGTGTTGCCCCGCCGTTAGCCTGAGCACCAACAACAGAGTTTACGTCCGTGCCCTGGTTCTCCGGATTGTGGTTGTAGTTGTTGTTGGTGCCGACGATGTAACTAAGCCAGGACGATCCATCAGAAGTTACTACGACGTCCTTGTAGTCGTAGTTGGTGTCGTTACGCCAGCCTCCGGTCCAGTTCCATCCCGCTGGACCCGTCGCTCCAGTAGGGCCGCTGACACCGTCGGCTCCAGCGGGACCGGTGGGACCGGTAGGACCAGTGGGGCCGGTTGCTCCGCCGCTCGCGTTAGCGCCCACGAAGTAGATCGGTCGGTTGACATCGCCCTTGGTGAACGCAACGTAGATAGCCGTTCCTACTGCGGGGGAAGTTCCACCAGCCACTGACGGATAGGCCCACGCCGATAGGGCCTGACCGAGGACGTCAGGTACCTGCGCCTTCAGGCGGATCCCGTCGAGGTGTCGTGACTTGACTACGGCCTTGTAGACACCGAGGTACCTGTTACTGGCAGCCATCAGAGACCACCCGCGTTCGAGGCCTGCCACTTTCCGTTTCGGTAGATGACCGGAGCGGGGTCTACAGCCGGAAGCCACTCAACTGTGTCGGTGTACCGAACATCTCCCTTGGCGTTGTCCCTGCTGACTACGAGGTCGAGTTCGTAGAGGTAGGAGTTCAGGTCGTTGCTGGTGGTCAGAGTCATCCGGTGAGTCACCGACTCCACCAGCCACAGGCCTCTCTCAGTGGGCTCGATAGCGTCGCCGTCCATCCGAACCAGCCCGCCCGGGTACACCTTCGGGTTGCCCTCTGTGCGAGCCTTAGCCGACACCCAGTTTCGGTTGTTGCGCTGCTGCGCCGCGAGTAGTTGCCTTCCCTCACGGTAGTTCGCGGCAGAGCGGTCGTCGTACAGCACAGTGATGGCGACGTTAGGGTCGTTGGTACTGCTTCGGAACGGTTCGGGCCTGATGTACGGCGACTTCACGGTGATGACTTCTCCGGTCGCGTCGTCCACAACGTGCATGATTCGGTCGGCCGCGAACCCACCATCGGGGAGCATCGAGCCGACGGCAGGGATGAAGTCACGCAGCGAGTCACGGAATCGGTACTTCTTGTCCATGCGGAAGGTGGGGATGCCCCGGCGCGGGTTGGTGAACACGCGGTACGGGTCCACGAAGTAGAGGTCCCCTCCCGACACGTAGAAGCGATACCCGACGCGCTCAGCCAACTCGGAAAGGAAGTGGAAGTCGCTCTGGCTTTGGCCAAGGAAGTCGAAGACCTCCACGGTTCGGTCAACGACAGCACGAAGCCCGTTTGCTTTCGCCAACGATCGAGCGATGTAGGAGGCGGAGCAGTTCATCCAGTCCTTCTGACGGTAGGACTGCATCGGCCTCGACGTGCCTCGTACGACGTACTCCACGTAGAAGACACCGGAGTCCTTCTCCGTGCGCTTCACGAGGCTTCCCTCGACGTACCCGTAGAAGGTCCCGATCTCCTTCGGGGCCCACCCCCACTCCAGGATGATCGGATCACCATCCACCCACCGGCTCTTCTCGGGATGAACTGTTCGAGTGATCGCACCCCGGCTGATGTTGGGGTAGTGCTTCACCGTAACGAGGGCGACGTCGTGCTTGCCTAGTTCCTCGATAAGACGGAAGTCCTCAATGACCCGAGACTCCTCCACGCCGTTGATGGTGGCGCGGACGAGTGGGTACTCCTTGATGATCGGTCCACTAGGCACTGGGTATCCTGATGATTGTGCCCGGCTCCACTTCGTCCCACACCAGGATCTCAGGGTTGGCGTTAGCGATGATCCACCACTGCGTCTCGTCGTCGTAGAAGTACCTAGCGACGTGGTCTACCCGGTCGGTGGAGGTCCACTGGTAGAACGTGAAGTTGAATGACAAGCGCGGCTTGCTGGGGATGTGCAGCGCGCTCACCATGGACTCGCCGGTACGGTCAGCGGCGCGCTGGACCGTGGCGAAGCGGTAGCGTGACCGGCTGCTGATCATGGGTTCGCCTGCGGACTGTGATTGGGGTTCAGCCGATCTTCGGCCTTGTTTCCGTCCTTACGGTTCTTGTCGCGCTTCTCTTCCTGCTCCTCGGTCAGCACCTTGCCACCCTTGATGGCGGACCCCTTGATCAAGGACTCCATGCTGAGCGTAACCGCGCATCGGTTAGGTGTCATCGCACGGGTGAAGTGGGTGTACGTGATGTTGAACCCCGTGCAGCGTCCGTAGAACGTCAGAGACTTCTTGTCCCCGAAGAACACCTGAATCGGAGTTGGGATCATCGGGCTAGTCTGCAACTCGTAGTCGTCAACTCGGAGCGGGTTCTGTCCGACGTTTCCTTGATGCCCCGTAGTGCCGTGGCTTCCTGCGGTGCTTCCGGATCCGTTAGACCCCTTGTTCGAGGGCATAAGCATCCCGAACATCAGGTACATCTGCCGCACGTCCACGTAGCAACCGTACTGCTGCACGTCGTACCCGTTCATGTTGTTGGAAAGCGACTGGTTCCACGTCTCGTAGGTCCGGTCGAAGAGAATCGCGAACGACAGCGACCCGGTGGCTCCCATGAAGTTGCCTCGGGCAGCCTTGTCTACTGTGCTCGCTGGCGGAGGGGCGTACTCCATGTCGGGAGAGTAGTTGAGCGCTACTTCGCTGGGGTTGTAGAGGAAGCGAAGTCCGAGGTTGTCGGCGTCGCCGTAGGTCACCCTGTTACCAGGCTGCACTAGGATGCGACCCGACTGCACCGGCTTGGAGTCGGTGAAGTCGGGGATCGACGTGATGCGCTTGTCGAAGGGAGCCTGGAATAGGGTGGGACCCCATCCCGTCTCGGTGTAGAGGCCGCCAGAGCCAGAGTTCTTAGCCATCAGCGCCCCTTCTGCAACTCTTTGACTCGGTGGTCGTCGGCAACAGCGTCCACGAACTGCTTCGCGAAGCGCTTTGCGTCAGACCCGGATCCGGCCGACCCGAACTTGATCGACCCCGGCTGGAAGATCATGTAGAGACCCCCCGCACCGCCGCCACGGTTGCCGTTGAGCCCACCCACATTCTCCCTCATCAGGACGGAGCGGATGGTCTCGGCCTGGTCACGCGGGATGATCATCTCCCCGTCGTGGACCGTGGCAGCCTGGTCGCCATCAATCTTCCAGGCTCCCCGGGCGTACCCGGGAACCTTGTTGTAGTAGTCCTTGTAGGCACCACCTGTGTATGTGGTCCAGGGGCTCCAGTTGGTGCCCTTCTGAGACATCAAGAACGCGACACGAGCGTTGGTGGCAGGGTCGTAGAGATCCTCGTTGGACTTCAGGTTGTACTGCTCGCGCCGAGCGGGGCCTAGGTCCCCGATCATGTTGATCTGGAACAGGCCGTAGGACAGGTCGTCGGAGTCGTCAGCCAGCGCGCGGGGACGCCCACCAGACTCGGCCATCGCCACAGCCCAGGCAGTACGAAGGCCGTCACCCTTGAACCCGGCGTCGCTGAGTGTCTTCAGAAGAGTGTTGCCCTTCAGTGCTGCTGCGCTAGGTCCACCGGATCCTCCACCCCTGTTCTTGTTGCTTCCGCTGGCACCACTAACTCCTGCGCCCCCGCCAGCGACACCGGCCATGGCCGCCTGCACGGCTGCGAGTTCAGACGAGGCGCCAACGGTGCTGGTAGACGACCCGTTGCCCGGGTCTGTCGACTCCTCGTCACCGCCCTTTCCATTCTTGCCGTCGTACGAGCCCGACCCGGCTCCGGCGAATCGGCGTGCGTGCGTGAAGGTGTCCCAGATAGGCATGACGCAAGTGTCGTCGGACGTGTTCGCGGCGTTGACCATCTTCCCGCCACCGATGGCGATACCTACGTGGTCGGCGCGCGATCCGTTGTCGGTGGCCGACTGTGATCCCAACTCGAAGAAGAGCAGGTCTCCGGGCTTGATGTCGCCCTTCTTCACGGGCTTACCGGCACGGGCCTGGTCACCGGCCAGGCGAGGCACCGAGATTCCGAAGTGATTGAACACGTAGGTGACGAACCCGGAGCAGTCCCACCCGTTGGGGGTCTCTCCTCCCCACACGTACGGCACCTTGCCAACGAACGTCAGGGCGTACTTGGCGATGGCGTCTCCAGACACCTGCGGCTTACCGCTGCGGTGACCCTTACTCTTACCGGAGGTACGGCCGGAGGTGTCGGGACCACCACCACCAGTGTTCCGTCGGCTCTTAGCCCCGGCACCAGGGCTAGTGCCCATCCCTCGGGCCAGCGCACTCTTCTCACTTAGCGTGACGCCGTCCACGACAGTGGCGCCACCAGTTGTGGCAGCGGTGTCCAGGGGCATGCCGGACAGGATGCTGTCCATGGTTGCCTGGAGGTTCTCCTCACCACTGCCGCCCATGAGCGAGGTGAAGACGCCGTCGGTGTTGTTGGCGTGCTCGTCGGCCGCCATCGCGTCCTGTACCTCGCCGTACCTCGACATAAGGTACTGCTGCTGCGCCGGAGTGAAGGAGTCGAACTCCTTGTCGTAGACGTTGATGAAGTCCTCGCGGGCGTTCATTGCGTCCCAGGCGCGCAGAGATCGCTCTGTGGCCACAGCAGTAGTTGCTACCGCCGCTGTGCCTAGAGCGGCCACCGTCGTAGCCCCTCCGCCGACCACTGCTGTCGCTCCTGTACGCAGCGCGTTTCCCGCCGTAGCAAGACCACCGCCAGGAAGTTTCGGCATGCCCGGCTTCGGGAGCCCCTTGGGGATAGGTAGTTTGCTAAGCGCACCCTTAGCGAGACTGGTGACACCGAACCCCGTGGCGATACTGCCTAGGGTGCTTAGCGTTCCTCCAGCCGCTCCAGCAAACATCGAGGACATTCCTCCGCCGTACCCGATGGCTTTGTCGAGTCCGGTCTTCTCTAGGAAGTCGGTGATCGCCTGAGAGAACTTGCCGATGACGTCTGCTGCATCTCCTAGCCCGTCGATGAACGCGTCCGTCTGGTTCACCGTGCGGTTGCGCTGCGTACCGGCCAACTCCTGCATCTTCTGCATACCGGTGTCGGTGATACCGGCCTCCGACAACGACTTAGCCGCCGCCTCGTGCTCAGAGGAGCCGTCATCGGATCCCAGGTACGCCTTCATCGTCTGGTTGTAGACGGAGCCAGACATACCGTTCGACTTGGCCACCGCGCGAGATCGCATCTGCGCCAACTGCATGTCAGCGGTCTCTTGGGTCATAGCCCCGGTGCCAACGAGCATGCGGAAGTTCGAGTTCACCGCCGAGTTCTGGTCGTTGAACGTCGCGTTGATCTGCTTCTTGGTCCAGTCCGCGTTCGGGTTGATCCCCATCGTCCGCGACAACTGGTTGCCGATCCCCTGGGCCCCTACCGTGCGGCCGTTGGCTCCAAGGGTGCTCACACCCCACTGTGCGAGGCCGTAGTACCCCTTCGTGGAGGTGGCATCCATCTGCCCCTTGATGACGTCGGCGTACGCCATCGTCGGGTTCGCTACCGAGTAGCCACCCAACTGACGGGTGTCACGGATCTGCTGCTGGCTACCCCACGCGTTACCAGACTGGCTGACGTAGGTCATCGCACCTTGCTGGAGATCCTCCGACGACTGTCCGTAGAACTGGTTGGTGAACATGCTCTTCGTCAGGCTGCCCGAGGTCACCGCCCCGCGAGAGGCGTAGCGCTCGACGTAGTTGTTGGCCACCTGCTCGGGCATGACCCGGTTGCCGTAGTTGGCCAGAGCGGCGAAGGTCGCAGCCCCACCGGACAGAGCCCGTCCGGGCATCGATCCCGCGAAGGAGCCTCCACCACCGTTGGGAGTGTTGGGTGGGGCTTGGGTGGGCTGGCTGGTGAGAGGAGACTGCGGGTTTCCGGTAGCAAGCCCGGCCCGGAACGGCGAAGGAGCACCGGCCTGCGGGAACTCGGCCCCGGCAAACTTGCCACCACCGCCGTTGGCCTTACCCATCGACATGGGTACCGAGCCGGAGGCTACGCTGCCTCCCACGACGGAGGTCTTGGTCAGCGCAGCGAGACCCTTGATCTGCTCGGCAAGGGCCTTCAGTTGCTTGCCGACCTCGTCAATGCCCTCTTGCACCTTGGCGGTACCGAGGAGTCGACCTCCGGCGATGCTGTCTTCAGCCACCCTCAGTACGTCCTTCGCTCGTAGTCGTAACGGAACTTCCTGTACCAGAAGGACCGTTCACGTACGGTTAGTCGGCGAATGTCACTAAGGGGCCAGCCGGGATGTTCTTCGGATAGTTCTACGATCTCACGCTGCGTTTGTATGTAGTCAGAGGCCGCGAAACATCTCCACCACGGTCAGGGGAACCCCAACCTCCGTGTCGCATGCCTCGTGCCGCATCTTCACCTCATCGTACCGGGGACCTGGCTGACGTTCGCCAAACTCCTTCAGGATCGTCCGACGGTCGGAGATTCCGAGGGCGTTCACCTTCGAGGTGGATCCGCTGATGAACTCCGCCTTTCCGTTGGAGTCCGTGATGCTGAGGACGCACTTGGACAGAAGGATCGTGTTCTGCTCGGCAGCCGTGATGTTGCCGTTGCTGAGGGTAGCCTCCTGAACGTGTCCGTCAGGGAGACGCACGCGGGCCGTTCCACCCTTCCGGAGTGGGACGTCGAACTCGCGCTCGCTTTCCAGCGCCTTGATCGGGACGGTGCTCAGTTGGATAGTGGCCACCAGTTCGTCCCCGCAGTTCGGACAGAAGTACGGGTCGATGATCACGTCGTCCCCGAAGGTAGCCTGTCGAACAGACATGATCAGCACCTCACGGTCTCCAATGAGAAGATCCCGAAGCACTGTGGGAGAGGCGGGAACGGGCCCTACCGACACGACACCACGGTCGAGAAGGACCTTGACGTACCGGAATGAGTCTCCGCTGAGCGCAGCCTTGGCGAGCGCCTCCTCGTCGTCCCCGTTCAGTTCTCGAACCTGAGCCTCGGTGTACGTTACCCCGTCGATGATGAGACCAGCGGGAAGGGTGACGTACGTGTTGGTCGGCAGTTCGAGTGACGGCTGCTGCGCCACCGTGGTTGAGGCGATGACCGCCGCGCTCTCCGCGTTGATCTTCGCGATCTCTTCCGGGGTGTACGCAGGAGGGCCTTCGCCAGCGCTCGCCTTCGCCGCGTTGTCTCGATCCTCGAAGGGATCGTTGGCGAACTCGATCCGGTCAACGGTCTCGCTGCTCATCTGGTTCTCCTAGTCGGTGTCACGAATCAAACTACGCCGAATCCTACTGCACGAACGCTGTCGCCTAGTTGAACTGGGCCGTCTTGTTGATGCCGATGCCGTCGGCCAGCGCGAACTCCCAGCCCTCGTGAGCGAGGGTCATCTGGGTGATGACGATGGCGTTGGCGCCCGCGTCGAGGTCGGAGAAGGCAACCGAGGTCGGCCACGCGTTGTAGACGCGCCACGCGGCCTTGACGGGAACCTTGCCCTGGGTGACAGGGTGGTCGAGGACCTTGATGGTGACCCGGTGACGGAAGTCGTCGTTCAGGTCGGCACCACCACGAGCCCCGGCGCCCTGCTGGACGCTGAAGAGTTGCCTCATCCATCGGCTCGACTGCTTGTCGGTGCGGCCCATCTGGAGGCCACGAGACAGCGTCAGCGGGGCGAAGTCGGACTGACCAGGCATCTTCTGCGTGGTCGTGTTGTGTCCGCCCTGACGGTAGGGGATGACCTCGGTCGTGATGCTCAGGCCGGAGACCGACATGAACCCGAGTTGGTCCCCGAACCCGCCGTTGCCGTCGTGGATCTCCACGATGAACCGGAAGTTGCGGAGGGGATCGGTCTTCAGGTGACCGATCGAGCCCTTCTGGTTGAAGTATCCGTTACTCATGGGGCTCCTCAGCCTTCGTCGCTGGTCTCTTCGGTAACGACGGTGGTTCCGTCGAACTGGCCAATCGTGATGACCACGAACTCGGCCGGGGTCTGAAGGGCCACGCCAACCTCGATGTGGACCTCTCCGTTGGCGACCGTCAGGTCGTTGTTGTTGCTTGCATCACACACCACGTAGTAGGACTGACGCGGCGAATCTCCGGCCAGCACACCGTCCTGGTGGACCTGGAGAAGGTACTGGTCCAGCACGTTCTCGACGGTCTCCCACAGGTTCGGGGTGTTCGGCTCGAAGACTGCGAACTGCACGCGTGCGTGAAGTTCTGCGCGGATCTGGAGCAGCGTGCGCCGCACAGCGACCGAGCGGTCCGGGGTGCCCTGGCCGAGCGTGCGCTGTCCCCAGATGCAGAAGCCTGCACCGGGTACGGCCTTGATCAGGTTGAACCCCTTGGCGAACAGTGTGTCCTGCTGCGTTCCGGAGAAGACAGTCCCGGCAGCCACGACACCGAGCAGCGGGAGGCTGGTGCCAGCCGCAGGCTTGTGCGTGCCGCGTGAGACGTCGGCGGTGACGAAGCGACCCACGACAGCCCCACCAGCAGGCAGGGTGACCGTGGCGCCAGAGGCGGACGACTGCGGGTCCGGGACCGTGATCCAGGGGCCGTAGACCGCCAGGTAGGAGGAGGCGTCGTACGGGGTGCCACCGCCCGGGAGGAAGGCCTCGATAGCCGTCAGCGAAGCAGCGGCGTCCACATCGGGAGCCGGGGAGTCCACGATGGTGAACACCCGGCCGGAGGCCTTGCCGTACTCGTTGGCGTAGTCGATGATCGAGGTGCTCGTGACGCCGGGGATGTTCAGCAGCACGACACCATCGATCAGGTCGATGCGGTCGATTGCGGCGTTGTAGCCGGGGGAGGCCACACCGTCAGCGCCACCGGTCAGGACCGAGTCGGCCGCGAAGACGGGCTGGTGCAGCGCCGCGTCGTACTCGCCTGGGACAACGACGCCGCTGACGGCGGAGTCGACGTAGGTCGATCCCGAGATGGGGCTGTTGACGATGTTGACCAGGTAGCGCGAGTCCAGCGGGTCGAGACTCAGGTCGGCGAATCGCTCCACAATGTTGCTGTCAGCGGTGCCGCCGTACTTGATCGTCAGGTCGAAGCGTCCGGGACGGGCAGCGTCCACGATCGTCGGGGTAGCGAGGGTGACGTAGATGCTGTCGCCCCAGTCCCCTAGGTACTTCGAGGTGAACGTCAGCGCGTCGACATTGCCGTCGAGGTCGTTGATCCCGACGTCTGCCTTCGTGGCGTCCGAAGAGTACGCGCGGATCACACGGCAGGAGGTTCCGCCGTTGTTGAAGAACAACCAGACCGCGTACGCCAGGTCTCCGCCGTTCAGTCCGCCGAAGATGCGAACGTAGTCGGACCAGGAGTTCACCACGGTCGGGTCGGTCGGGCCGCGATCGGCAGTGCCAATGAAGGCAGCCTGAGCAACACCCGGGGCAACGGGGGCCTGCGGCAGCGGGGAGAGGTTCTCCTCGATGTAGACGCCGGGCCGTGAGTATGTAGCCATTCCATCTCCTCAGAGCAGTTCGTTTGATTCCTGGGTTGCCGGGTGTTAGTCCAGATCTGTTTCGTCGTCGTAAGGGCCCATCTGGTATTCCAAAGTCAGTTCTGGGTCGGACAGGACCTGGTAGTAGGTCTCGACGGCCCCCTGAAGAAGTTCAGAGGACACTCGTACAGCGTAGATGCTACGGAAGATCCTCTTCCCATCGCGGTCTTTATCGTGGTCCTCCGTGGGCCCCCCGATGATGTCGAGACGGCGAATCGTCCCGTCCTCGGGGATCTCCAGGAAGCCGAATCGGTGGGGGAGCCTGTTGTTGACAGCCAGTTTCCCCAGGAGGTCGCGGTTGTGGAGAGCCTTGCGGCTGTAGACCGTCACCTGGTAGTCGAGGTTGTAGGGGATCGGGAACTCCGCGAAGTACGGGATGTCATCTTCGAGGACTCCCTTCTCCGGGTCGTCAGTCGTGTACAACTCGCCTCGGGCGTTCGTGGTCATGTCGTTGACGCCGTCATCAACGGGATCGTCCACCACGTCGACCAGCGTCGGCCAGATGCCACGGGGGTCGTAGTCCTCGGGGATGTAGGTCAGGCGCTCGACACCACGGTGTTCCCGCTCGGAGTCCTTGCTGATCCCGGCGTGCTCGATGATGATCGTGGGGAAGGTCATCTCGGCTAGTTCGGTCTCGGGGAGTCGGAAGCGTACGGGGACCGGTCGACCCCCGGCTGGCTCGTTGACGTCGGTGACCTTCAGTCCCTGGAGTTTCCTCTTCAGGGCTGCGTCTTCGTTGAGAAGCCAGGGCATCTACTACCGCTTCCTGCGGCCGTACAACGACACGGCTGCGGCGGTAAGGAGACCGACGGCCAGGGTCTTAGCCCCGGACACAGCCTCGGCCTTGTTCTTCGCTTGATAGCCCGCTACGAACTCGCGAACGGTCGCCACGTTGGGCGTACCGTTGCCATACCGATTATCGGCCATGGCGTGACCTCGCTGACGTTCGTATGGGCAGTTGTTGTTCGCAGTCTTAGGATCTCAGACGACAGGGCTGCGGTGTTAGAGGCCCTGGTTCCGATGGAACTGCTGCGCCTGGAGCAGCGCCGACGCGCGCTCGTGTGCGTTGCCCGCCTCGGTGAAGCGGACCATCGACATGCTCGGACGGAGGAGCCCTACCTTCTGCTCCTGGAACTGCCCACCGGCTGCGATCATCGCGTGGTTCTGGCCGCGCGTCTCGGTGGCGAGCGCCTGCCTGGCGAGCGGGCTGAACATCGCGGCGTGCTTCTGGAAGGCCGCCTCCTCACCGTGCCGGTCGACACCTCGGCCGGTCCCGGCGTGCCCGAAGACGTCGTGGACGGCGCGGAACATGTCGTTCTCGTCGTTGCTGAAGACGGGGTGGCCGCCAGTGCTCGCGGCGGAGAAGGTCTTGATTCGACCCTCGGCGATGTCGTTGAAGAAGTGCTTGGTGCCGCCAGCGTCGGGGTCTCCGTACGGGTCGTGCGGGGTGACCTCGTGCTGCATCCCCATGCCGCCCTTGGACTCCGGGGCGGTCAGGTGGTCGTACTGCCGCTTGACCTCCTCGCGCATCGCGTGGAAGGCCGGGAGGGCCTTGGGGTCGAAGTCGGGTAGGTCGCCGTACGCCTTCGCTACCTGCTTGACGATGCCCGGGGTGACCAGGGCTCGGCTGTAGTCGCGAGTGTCCGGGGCGAGCCCGGCCATCGACTGGAAGGATGCGGCTCCTCTGCGGGCTCGCTCAACCGGGGCTGCTCCCACCGCGAAGTCCGCTGCCCTCATCGCTGCCCTTCCCGAAGTACTCCGTGGAGTACCAGCCGCCTGACTCTCGAACCGACCTGACGCGCCACAGCCACTCATCGAACGCTGGAGCGACGGCCTTCAGGGAGAAGCGGTTGATGGCTTCCTGCCTAATCGTCTCAGGAGAGAGCCGGTCGGCCAAGTGGACCTGGTCGACGGCCTGCTGAAGCGTGCGGTACCGGAAGCCCGTTATGCCCTGTCGGATCGTCTCGGTGAAGACACCGTAGTCGGGAGCGATGGGAGGGATCCCGGACATCATCCCCTCGACGTGTACGGTGCCGAAGGGCTCGATGTAGAGCGTCGGGACGATAAGGGCTGAGGCGTTCGCCATGAGTTTGGCGCGTTCGGCGGGCCCCACCGGTCCTCGGTAGTCCCCCGCGAACTCCACACCACCGTCGGCCCGGATGAAGCCGTTCCCAAGGTCAGTACCACCGGCCCCGACTACGACCAGTGGCTTTCCAACACGCTCCGCGATGTCAGCGGCAACGTGCGGCCCCTTGCGAACGCTCACGCGGCCGATGAAGAGCAGGTAGCCCGCGTCGAGTTCGTTGTAGAAGTCGCCGGGTCTGACGAAGTTAGGGATCACCGCGTCGAAGGCTCGCCCGTCGTTGATGTTGTGCGCGCCGTAGCGGTGGTGCATCCACGCGTACGACTCGAAGCAGGCGAACGTATTCCGCGCCAAGCCCTCGTACCCGACCGCAGGCTCGATCGAGGTGTTGTCTGGGAAGGCGTCGATCACCGTCTGGTGTGCCCCGCCTGCCCACACCGCGATGAGGTCCCCCGGCTTGATGCGCGTACCGATCTCGGTGCGTGCCCGATGGTTGAACACCCGCCAGTACTCGGCGTGCTCACCCCACTCGATGAAGGGGAGCACCGTGGCCACGTCGGGACCGAAGTAGTCGAGTCGCTCCTGCTCGGAGAGAAGTTCGACCACCTCGCAGGTGGCTGTCGTCTTTCCTCCGCCCCAGTACGCGACGACGTCCAGGTCGAGGTCTTGGAGGATCTCGATCCAGCGGACTGCCTTGGTAGTGAAGGCGCACGTCGAGAAGGTGACGTCGTCCAGGGAGGTGTGCGGGAGTCCTACTAGGTGAATGGTCATGCCGGTCATCCTAGTCGACCGGTCGCTACTTAGCGATCCATCCCGTGTTGCCGGACCCGGACTCTTTCACGTAGAGAGTGGTGCTCGCCCCGCCGTCATCTCGCAGGAACAACGAGCCCACCACGGCGGTGACGGCTCCCTCAGGGGTCCCCGTTCCGGTGTAGATGTAGCCTGCTACGCCTACCCCCGTCGGTCCCGTGACGCCCGTGACTCCCGTGACTCCCGTGACGCCGACTGGGCCCGTGGCTCCGGTCACACCGACTGGGCCGGTGGCTCCGACGGCGCCCGTATCCCCGGTGACGCCGGTAGGGCCGGTAACCCCTGTGACTCCAACGGGTCCGGTCGCTCCGGTAGGACCGGTTGGTCCCGTGACCCCTTTGCCACCAGCCATGGAGTAGGTGGCGACAACACTGTCACCGGCCACAAACATGGCACCGTCGTAGGCCCGGTTGATGAGGCCCGTGACCCGCACGTACCCGCCCATGTCGACAGCGGCCTGGTAGACCTCGAAGAGAGCGAAGTTGCTCGGGTTGTCCTTCTTGAAGATGCGGAGGTGAGCCTGGATGTCCCCAGGGCTGTTCTCGGTCATGAAGGTCCAGAAGTTGACCGCGTTCGTTGCTACCCCGACGTCGTACACATCGACGTAGACCGCAGTCACCGATACGAACGAGGCGTTGTTGAACCTGATCTCGCCGACCCCGGGGTCTCCGTCGACAGTGCTGTCGTCAAAGGTGTACTCCATCGAGTAGCCGCCGAAGGCTCCTGTCGGTCCCGTAGCACCTGTGGCACCGTCGGGGCCTGTGGCACCTGCGGTTCCCACACCTGTGGCACCCGCTGGTCCGGTAGCACCCGTGGCTCCAGCACCTGTGGCACCCGCTGGTCCGGTCGAGCCGGTGGCACCGCGAGGGCCGGTGACGCCTCGATCACCTACCGGTCCTGTTGGTCCGGAGGCTCCTGACGGTCCGGTAGCACCTGTGGATCCTAGCGGCCCGGTGGCACCTGTGACGCCAACTCCGGTGGCTCCGGCCGGTCCGGTGTCACCGGCTACTCCAGTGGGTCCTGTGGGTCCCGTGGCGCCGGTAGTGCCTACACCAGTAGGCCCGGTAGGCCCGATGTCTCCTGCTGCCCCTGCGACCCCTGTGGGCCCGGTGGCTCCGGTGGCTCCAGTTACCCCAGCGCCTGTGACACCGATGTCGCCAGTGGCTCCGGTGAGCCCTGTGGCTCCCACCGGTCCGGTGGCCCCGGTTACCCCGACGCCGGTAGGGCCTGTGTCCCCGACGGCTCCGGCAACGCCGGTAGGGCCGGTTGATCCCGTGACTCCCCGGGCACCTGTGCCGCCCGTTACGCCCGTGGCTCCGACTGGGCCGGTAGCGCCGATAGGACCACTGACGCCGGTAGGACCGATGTTGCCTGTAACTCCGGCTGGGCCGGTGACTCCTGTGACTCCGATCGGGCCTGTCGATCCGGTGACTCCGCGCGCTCCTGTGCCGCCCGTTACGCCCGTGGCTCCGACTGGGCCGGTGGCTCCTACGGCTCCGGCCGCACCTGTGGGGCCGACGTTACCTGTAACGCCTACGCCTCCGGCTGGGCCGGTGACTCCTGTGACTCCGACGGGCCCGGTGACGCCTCGCGCGCCCGTGCCTCCCGTGGCTCCCGCGTCGCCCACCGGTCCGGTAGCACCGATGGGTCCCGTGGCTCCCGTGACTCCAGCACCCGTGGCACCGGCTGGACCGGTAGCGCCTGTTGGTCCGGTTGCTCCGGTAACTCCTGCTCCGGTGACACCGGCAGGACCCGCAGGTCCAGTTGCCCCGGTGACTCCGGTAGGGCCGGTAACACCGTCCTCACCGCGAGGTCCGGTGGCTCCGGAAACGGAAACGCCGGACACTCCCGTCACACCAGTTGCCCCAGTGGGGCCGGTTGCTCCGACAGGTCCGGTCGGTCCCGTTGCTCCGATGGCCATCTAACTACCTCGCATGTTGTCAGGGTCCATCAGATCAGTTCGGTGGTCAGTCTCAGTACATGCCCAACTCGCCCCACGCGGTGATGTTCACCAGCGTCGTGCTGGCGGCACCCGTGAGGAAGGTCGTGCCACCGATGAAGCGGATCGCTCCGTACCAGTCGAAGCCGGTGTTCCCGGCCACGGACTGGTCGTAGAAGATCTCCGTTCCAGCGGCTGCCGCGCCGGTAGCGCCGACCTGAAGTCGGAACGTGATCGCGGAGGCGTTCTTGTTGAAGACGTGGATGTGGCGCATCACCGCGAAGGGTGTCGCCGCTGCCAGACCTGCGTTGCCCGTGATCGTTCCCGGGGAGTAGATGTTGGTCGTGTACGTCGGGGTTCCGTTGAGCGCCGCGTTGACCAGGAGCGCGAGATTGTTGGAAGCCATTCGCAGCCACTTTCGTCAGAAAGGTTTCGCCACTCGGTACGTGTGGCCTCACCTGAAACGGTACCTAGGATTGATCCCAGGTTGGTACTAGCCTGAACCCCTTGGCCAGGTCTGGCCCACCAGCGGCACCGATGCCTGCCCTCCTCCGCCTAGGTAGAGAATCCTTTCCTCCAGCGGCAACCTAGCCCCATCCAGGAGCAGTAGATCGTGCGACAACTCGATCCAGGGCTGCTTGTCAGTCGTGTCGGTCTCATCCTCAGGCAAGTCAGAAGACGACAGCGAACCGAGATGAATGGTGCCGGTGTAGGAGGTACTCACCGTGTTGGTGGCGCGGTACCCAACCTCAATGACGAGCAAGTCGTTGTTCTGGGCATCGACCGAGGAGAGGGAGACCCCAGAGCCCGACCAGCCTGGGGGGAGTTTCCTGTTGGTGGCGGTGGTGTCAAGTTCGTATGTGTCCGAGCCAGCAGAGCCCACCGAAGTCGAGGCGTTGGACGACGACGAGTAGAGCGTGCCCCGCTCGGTTGCGTCGAGACCAACCACCCGCACATGCAGCAGCAGGTGCATGTCTGCGGCAGCCAGGGATTCCAGGGCGCGGATCTGCCCCTTCATAGTTCCGCTGATGGTCTGCTCTGCCAAGAGCGGGATGGACAACTGAGCAAGAAGGATGTTGGTGCGAGACGTGCTGGTCTCCGCGACACCTTTCGTCGCAGTGATCGGTGGGGCCTCACACGGCAACGCACCGTACCTCAAAGCACTAGCGGTAGAAGTCCAGTACCCACCTCCAGCGAAAGCCGGAGACGGGGTGCTGGTCAGACTCGACAGTCGGATACGGGTGGCCATGGCTACTCGTACACGAAGAGCGCCTTGGCAGCGCTACTCTGCGCTTGGTCCGTGCCCACAGGAGACCCCGACCCGGAGCCAGGGATACGGATGAAGTTGCGTGTTGCTCCATAGGCCGTGATGGGGATGATAGCGCCCTGTTGGAAGTCACCCGAGTTGTGGCCGAACAAGCCCATCATGGGCCGCAAGGCATCAGCGTCTTGGCCGTAGTCGTAGAAGACCGGTAGCGTCAGCCCCTGCGCCAGTGTGGCAGAGGTCTGAGAGAAGGGGTATGACCAACCCCCACGACCCGACAGCGTGCTCGCCAACGCACGACGGTAGTGCGTCGTGATGATAGTGGAGCCGGTGGTGGTCTGATGAATCACAGTGACGCCACGAGTCCCGACCGTGTCGTCGTCCTCAGCCCACCTGAAGATCCCAAAGAACCCGCCAGGAGCAGATGAGTTGACTGGGGCCAACGCAAACCAGAAGGCGCCAGAAGCATCGTGACAGCAAGCCCAGTTAGGCGTCTCTCCCGCGACCCCGTTTGTACTGGTGTTGAAGGCCGTGCGAGACAAGATCGTGACACCGTTGATGGTGCCAGAACCGTTGGACCCAGTACCTACAGTGATCCAGATGTTGGGACGTGCGCTGGGTGTCGTAGAGCCTGAGCCGTATTCGATCTTGAAGAAGATAGGACAGGTGGACTGAGCCGCGTCGTTGAGGCTCCAGATCTCATAGCCCTGGGCAGTCGTTGCCACCGTAGGGGCCAAGACCGTAGTCCAGTCGATCTGTCCGGTGTCGGAAGTCTGTACGAAGCCCGCAGCAGCAAGTCCTGCTTTGGTGGCAGAGCCCCAGGCACGGAACTCGGCATCCGTAGTCTGCTGATAGGTCGCCATCCACGTCGTTGCCGCCATCTCACTCCGTCCTGATCCAGGCGAGTATGACCTCGACTGTGCTCGTGCTGCCCGAGCGGTTCTCTATGGCGTAGTACGCCGACGTACCGGCTGGGCAGAATCCATCGATCGTGGGCGTTAGGTCGTAGTCGGCGACTGCACCTGTGGCCACGAACTCGAACAGCAGCCCGTGATCTCCTGTGGGATCCACCCCAATACTGCGAGCAGCATCGGCGGTGCGCTTAGCGCTCGTTGTGTAAAGCCTGACACGACAGGCACGATCGGTGGTTATCTGAAGGAGACGGTACCCGGCCGCGAGAACAACCGTCGCATCCTCGGTTGCTCCGCTGGCCAGGGAGGCGGTAGTGATCGTTGCGGTGGTCCTGGCACTACCGCCGCCGCTCGTCTTCAGCACCCACGCAGTGCCAGTCCAGATTCGAGTGACCCCGTCAACCGAGAACTCGTCGTTGACGCTCGGGGAGTCCGGGAAGTCGACAGGCATCAGACGCCCCAGTAGGACGGGAAGAGGTTGCGGAGCCGCTGCCCGAAAGTACCGGGGTCCGGGTGGTCGGACATAGGCTCGTCCCACACGGCGTCGGCGATCTCGGCGGGGGTGGCCGCGACCCCGCCAGCCAGGACGATCAGACCGGCTGAGTTCTGGGCGATGATCTGGACCTGGTTCTGAACCAGGATGCCGTTCTCCACGTCGAAGATGTTGTTGTTCGAGCCAGCCAGCCGGACGGTGTAGGCCCCGTCCTCGAACTCGACGGAGTACCCGTTGATGATCTCGATGACGCGGGCGAAGGTGGTACCCGCCACCGTGACCTCGGTGTTGTGCCGGTGGGTGTCTAGGAAAGGGATGCCCTCGTCGTCCTCGATGTCCTTCAGTTGAAGCCTGAACCAGTCCGTGTCCAACTCATAGAGCGTGCCAGAGACCAAGGTCAGGTCGGCCTGAGGCACGAAGATGACCTTGGTGTTCCAGTTCACGGAGATGGCCATGGGCTACTCCGCAGTCGGACCCGAGCCTCGGGTCACCATCTGGGTGGCAAAGAGGTTCTGGAGTTGGGCGATCTTCTGGTCCTGCATGGCGACCCGGTTCTCCAGGACGGTGAAGCGAGCCTCCTGATCTGTGCGAAGGCGAACGATCTCCTGTGCCAGGGCCTTGGCGTTCATGTGGGCGGCAGACCCCTCGCGCACGAGCCCATCACCGATCTTGACGGCGCGAACGGGCTCAACTTCTTCGGTGGACATCATGCTCCTATGCGTCAGGGATCATCTGAATGGTAACAGCCAGGCCCGCCCCGGAGTCGATAGTCCCGGAGATGGGTGATGTCTTGTAGTACGTTGCACTTGAACCCTTACGGACCCTCCCTGATACGGGCTGACTCGCGTTCCATGAGTATGTCGCTGAGATGTCTCCTGAGCCATCAGTGAGATCAGAGATGACCACGAAGGTCACCGTCTTGGTACCGCCCGCTGGTGTGCTGGGGGTGCCGGTCACGGTGTAGGTGAAGGTGGTTGCTCCAGTAACCGTGACCTGAAAGGTGCCGTTGTACTCCTGCTCGGTCGCACCAGCGATGTCCACATAGTCGTTGGTGGCTAGGTTGTGATCTGTACCGGTCGTCACCGTCGCCGTTGAACCCGAGCGGGTGATCGAGGAGATGGACTGGAGGTAGGGACGGCCACCGGCGCTGGAGGTGACTGGCACCCAGACGCGGGCTCCTGAGATGGGCGAGCCGGTGTTGGCGTCCTGGACGTGCACGGACAGGGTGACCGGGTCGGTCACCAGCACCACCGTGGCGCCATCGGTCTTGTAGGAGATGTTGCCGGAGCACCCCACCAGGTTGATGGTGACAGTACCGGTGGTGCGCTTGACGTAGATGGTCGAGTCGTTCTGCGCGTTGCTGGCGTTGAAGCCGGTGAACGTCAGACCGCGCAGCGTGACCGTCGTGGGGCTGGTCGTCCCCAACTCGATTGCGTGGTGAGCGTTGGTCCCCTTGGTGAAGACCATGTCGTCCAACTTGCCGTCAGTGTCAGTTGCGACGTTCCACACCAAGCCAGAGGCGTCAGCCGCCACGGTTGGCGTGCGGATCTGTGAGCCAACGAGGTTGGTGCCGGGAGCAGTGACAGCGTTACAGCGACGGAAGACCGTGTCGGTCACACTGGCTGCGGCCAGGAACGAGAAGGTGTCCATGTCTGTGAACTGGCAGGAGTCGAGCGTCAGGGTGCCTGCCGTGTGAACGAAGACACCACGAGCACGAGTACCCAGCGCCGAGAGGGAGATGTTCGTCCACGACACGTTGCTGCTGGCATTGAGGATCTCGAAGCGGTTGTAGGCCGTAGCCACCGCGTCGTTGCCTCCGTTGTTGCCACCAGAGGCACGGATGAAGAGCACCTTGTTGGAGTCGCGGAAGTCCACAGCCGTGCCCGAGGACCCAAAGGAGTGGAAGCCCTGGACCAGGTAGACACCCTTGTTGTACTCGATGTTGCCCCAGCGGTTCGTGTTCGAGTTGGCCGTAGCCTCTGCGAGCGCGAAGGTGTTGTAGTTCGGGGCACCATCACCGAGCGTGTAGGTCAGGGTGTGTCGCCCATACCTGATCGCGTCGATAGCGATGGGGTTCCCCTTAGTGGGGCCTGCTGTGGTGGGCAGGTTGGCGAGGATGCCGACGTAGCCCTCGGTGCCGGATGGTGCGCCGGTAGTGGTGTCCGCTGTGGCGGTGTTGGGGTCAACGACGTATGGCACCCACGACTCGAAGGTCAGGGTGTCGCTCCCGCCGACGTAGTAATGGTAGTACGCGCCGGTTCCCGATCCGATGACGATGCGAAGCCCACCACCGGCCTTATTGGACAGCGAGGCGGGCGCTGAGTAGTAGCCCCAGGCGAGCACGACACCAGATGTGGGAACCGTGAAGTTGGCCGGAGTACCACCGCCGTTGGCGTAGATCATGCCCTTCAGGGCGTTGGTCCAGGCACCTTTCGACATGCAGGTGCTGCCCTGGACGTAGTAGTCCGTCTCACCCGCTGTGGGGAGACCGGACGCACCGCCACCGAGAGCCGTCCAGCCAGTGGTCGATGTTGGGTCAACGATGATGTCTGTGAGGTCTGTGGCCCATGCTGGCGCTGCCATCAGCCCTCCAAGAGTTCAAGGTCTTCCACGGATACGTTGAGATCGTCAGCCACTGCTTGTGCGAAGACGACCTCGTCCGCGACGGCATCGCCAGTGATGACGACATCCTCGTGAATCTCAGATGCGCCGCAGCCACAGATGACCGAGTCACTGCCTGGGTTCGTCCAGAGAAACTGGTCGCACTCAGGACAGTAGGCTCGGGTCACCCATGTGTGAACGGCCATGGGTCATGCCCTCCCGGTGTTACGCGTCAGATGTGCGAATGGCCGTAGTCGAACCACCAGCAGATCCAAGCGTACCCGTGGTCTCGAAGGTCTTGATGCCGACCAGGTCACCAGCGGTACCACCGTCACGGACGCGGATGAAGAGCGACCGGTTGGACAGGTAGACCGCAGTGAAGGAGGCCGTGGCCGCTGACGCGAGCAGGTCGATGTACGAGATGAACACGTTGTTGCCGGAGGTGGCGTTGTCAGCCGCAAAGGACGTGGACGCGATGGTGAACGTCGAGCCGGTCCATGAGGTGTAGGCCACCCGACGGTAGATACCCGAGTCGAGTTCGATGCGGATCGTTCCCGTCGCCGGGGTGTCTGATGGGATAGCACTGCCCATGACCACTGCGGTCTCGGCGGCGCCAGAGAGCGTGGTGTTGAGGGAGAACTGGGCCACGTTCAGCGTTCCACCAGACTCCGGGCCGACCAGCACGCGGTCCTCGCCGGACACCAGCCCGCCGACCGTGAAGGTGACGTTGTTCGGAGGCGTACGAGGCGTGTTGGTGAGGTCGAAGAGTAGGTCGGAGGCCGTCAGTTCGGACGGAACAACACCGATACCGAAGGCACCAATCAGGGCCGAGCCAGTGGAGACACCGATGAAGGTCGAGGAGACGGTGCGAGCGGTCACTGAGCCGTTGACCAGAGCGCGGGAGGAAGCATCGCCCTGCTGCCAGATCGGCAGGTTGTTGACTGGGTTCGAGCCAGACAGCAACTGGAACCAGACTGTTCCGTCAGTGCCGTTGTCGAAGAGGGCGAGCAACTTGGCCGTACCACCAGAGGCGGTGTTGTCGTTGACCGTTCCGTTGGTGAGGACGGCTCCAGCGACCAGAGCACCTCCGGCAGCGTTGGCCACCCTGACGATGTCATCGTTGTCGTCCCAGGTGCCACCACCGGAGTCGCGGGCGATGACCATGTTGGTGCCGGTGTTGTAGACCACGGTTCCGGTACCACCATTGGTGGTGTTCTCGACCTTGTCTCCAACGACCAGGGCTGTTCCAGTTGCTCCGTCGTACGCGAAGGAGGTTCCCCAGGCAAGGACTGAATCCTCAGTGAGCCCTCCAGCCGTTTCGGTGTCGTAGCCAAACTGACCGGTGATGCCTCGGAAGAGGAATCCATTGAGCCCGTGGATGACCTCGGAGGTGCCGCGTCGCTGGATGTACTTGGCGTACTCGTAGAGGTCGTTGATGCTCTGGGTGCCGGGATCCCACTGCGAGTAGTAGGCCTCGGCGGGGGCTGTGCCGTCGATCTCCAGGAGTTGGTAGCCCTCGGTGTTGGTGATCGTCCACCCTGCGATGGTGCCCGAGGCAGTCTGGTTGTTCAGATCGACACCAGTGAAGATAGCGGCGGTGGAGTTACCCTGGCCGAGGGTGGCCGAGAACTCTGAGTAGGTGTCACCGAGTTCGCGGGCCTGGACGCGGATGCGCTTGCCGTCGATGTCCGCGCCAGCGTCACGAGTCTTGACCATGATGCGGAGCAGAATGTTGGCTGCGGCGTCGACGTTGAGGCCGGTGGACCAGTACGAAGTTACGACCTGGTTGTCCTGGATGATCTGGAGTTCGGTGCCGGACTCGACCGCGCCCACGACTACCAGACCGGAGTAGACAGTGTCGCCGCCGAGTTGGGTGATCGAGCCGTCGTAGAGGTACTGAGCGGCGGTGTCGTCAATGTTGAACGGCGAGTTCAGGGTGATAATGTTGTCGGTCGATCGCTCTGACGGAGTCAGGTCGGTGATGTCGAGGATGTCATCGCCAGCCGCTTGCGCGTCATCAGCGAGGTCCTGCAACCAGCGGTGGAACTCCAGCACTGTGTAGGTGGAAGTACCAGAGACGTGGCGGATGTCGCCGTCAACCTGGACCTCGAAGTCGGTAGCAATCGCCATTCTGGTCTCCCAAGACTATGAAGAGCCGAGCAACTCAGGGCCCATACGTAAGGGTATCGCGGTCGTCCCAGACGTTATCAAACTCAGCATCGCCGTCTGCCCAGTCGATGCTTGTGCCGCCTACGCTCTCGGTGATCTTCTTCACGCGCCACACCGCAGCGGAGGTTGAGGAACCAGGATCTGCCTGACCGACGTACACAACACCGGGAACGCTGAGGTCGGTCTCAATGTCGTACGGCACATCGAACTCCGGTCCCATCGGCCCTGTCGCACCTGTTGCTCCAACTGTGCCAGCAACTCCTTGCGGACCGGTAACCCCGGTGACTCCGGCCGGTCCTACTGGTCCTATCGGACCGGTAACTCCGAGCGGGCCCGTCGCTCCAACAGGTCCCGTGGCTCCGGTGAGCCCGATGGGTCCAGTCACTCCGGTCGGCCCGGTGACTCCTTGCAGTCCGGTGACCCCGGTAACTCCGCGAGGACCCGTGACGCCTGTGGGACCGGTGGGGCCGGTGGATCCGGGAGGTCCGGTGGGACCTTCGTTGCCCGTGAGACCTGTAGGGCCGGTGGCCCCCGTGACTCCGGCACCCGTGGGTCCGACCGGGCCGGTTGCGCCGACGGGACCTGTGGCACCTGTGACTCCGGCTCCCGTAGCACCGGGAGGTCCCGAGGGTCCAGTAGGTCCGGATGCTCCGAGCGCTCCTTCGGGCCCGGTAGCACCTGTGGTGCCAACACCGGTAGGACCGGTGACGCCGGTTGCTCCGACTGGCCCTGTGGCTCCAGTAGCGCCGGTTGTCCCGACGCCCGTGGCTCCGGTCGCTCCGGTAGCACCGACAGGACCGGTGGCCCCGGACGCGCCTGTGACTCCGGTAGGTCCAGTTGCTCCGGTGTACCCGCGAGGCCCCTGCGGTCCCGTGGGTCCGAACTGCTCCAGGGGGACTCCGAGCACGTCATCCTCGTCACCGATGACGACGATGTTCGCTGGGGGGTCGATGACGATCTCGGTCTCGGGAGGTCCGATGACTACCTCGGTCTCGGCGACCGGGGTGATGACCTCTACGACCTCGTCGTCAGGACCAATGACGATCTGGTGGTCGCTAGGCGACTGGATAACGATGTCGGCCATTAGGCCACCGATTCAGACACCAGCATTGCGCCGTTGGCCACTAGCGGGATCACGATCGGTACGACATCGTCGCTGACGAGTTCGAGCCCATAGACGTAGCGTCCGACAGGAATGGCCGCCGTCTCTAGCGAGGTGAGTTCGAGGGACACGACTGCGGTGACACTGTCGAACGGCGCGGCGTTGTCCTCGTAGATGGGCGCGTCGGCCGGGGTAGGTCGGATGACGAAGTGCGCCGTGTAGTTGGTGAGACCCGTCACCGGCTGCCCGTTCGAGTAGAAGTACCCGAAGGTCTTGTCGAAGGTGGCGCCCTGCGTCACGCGCAAGGTGGTGCTCGGGCTCACCGACACCGACTCGTTGGTCTCGTCCGTCTCCAGCGTGTAGAGAGGGACGGGATCGATCTCGTCGTACGGGACCTCGATGCGGTACTTGCGTCCTCCCGGCCAGCACTCCTTGACGTCGTAGACGAAGGCCTGGTCGTAGGACGGGTCGTTCGACGCCGGGAGTTCGACCGTCAGGACGCCCTCGCGGACTACGCCTACGGTCTCGCCGGGGTTGATGACGACGTCTCCGAGTCGGAACTGGATGGTTCGGGTGAAGCGCACGACACCGTTGACGGGAAGACCCCACTGGTCCAGGAAGTCTCCGGTGATGTCCACCAGCACCAGGTCGACGGGCCAGGCCACCTCGGGGGTGTAGATCCCGTCATCGGAGACTACGAGGGGGTAGCCGTTGGCCGCAGTCCAGCCCGGGGTGTTCCAGGGGCCGAACGGGTCGTAGTCGTTAGGCATGCGCGCCCCGTCCTAGGGTGAAGGTCTGCCCCCAGTATGCCAGCGAGTCAGCCGAAGAAGGATCCGTGGCTGACCTCGATCTCGGGCATGGTGTGTTCGAGCGTGAGCACCGAGGCGATGGCCAGCGAGTCGGCGTAGTCGTCGTGCGCGTCCGCCTCACGAGGGGCTGCGGCCAGGACGTACGGACCCTCGAACTTCTTCTCCAGGTCCTCCATCTGCTGGCGGAACCGTCGGTACGTCTTCAGTCGACGCGTCTTGGCGTGCGCGGGCCATCCCAACTTCCCACGATCTAGCAACTCCATCAGATGCTTCCAGCGCTTCGACTGGTCGGGCCTCTGCGAGCCGATCTCCACGATGTCTAGGTGTGGGAGCAGGACCTTCAGCCGAGCCGCCACAACGTCTCCTACGCCTCCCACGTCGACCCCTACGGCGAAGACGTTGTAGTTGCGGAGGAACTCCACGATGCGGAAGTACTGCTCCTCCCACCCGACGCCGGACAGGTCGAGCCAGTTCAGGATCCGGTGCTCGTAGTAGCCGAACTCGTCGGGCCGGTCCCAGTTGACCCACACGACGGTGACGATGGTCGAGTCCTGCTTACGGGCCGGGTCGATGCCGACGACCACGGGGCTCTTGTGCCACGACTTCACGACCTCCATGGACAGGTCGCCGAGCGCGTCGAGACGCTCCGAGGTAGTGAACATCCCCTTGTCGAGCAGCCAGTGGAGTCGGTAGGAGAGGCGGAACTCGTCACTGTCCTCGCCGATGCGGAGCAGTTCCTTCTTGACGAACTTCGAGTAGTTCTCGTTCCACCGGGAGACCTCTTTCCAGTCGGCCTCGAAGTGGTTCTGTCGGGCCCCGCGTCTGGTGGCCTGCCTCTTGTTCTGCTGGATCTGCTTGTAGAACACGCCCTTCTCGTAGGACGGCGTGCCCGTGAAGACCATCGTGGCGTTGGTGCTCGCGCCCATGGGGCCGATGCTCTTGTTGACCACGCGCTCGTCGGCGCCCTGGCACTCATCGATCAGGATGACGTGGTAGGTGCGGCCTTCGATCGTGGCCCGAGGGTGAGCGGTCTGCTTG